CGCCGGCCAGAACGCCCAGAGCCCGGACTGGTGGGTCGCGAGGCTGTACGGGCAGATCTCCGAGCGGCGCAAGTACCTGGACTTCTTCTCCGACTACTACGAGGGCGACCACCCGCTGCCGTGGCTGGCCCCGCAGGCCCGCGCCGAGTTCAAGCGGATCATGTCGATGACCCGGAGCAACTACATGGGCCTGGTGGTCGACGCGATGGTGGAGCGCATCCACGTCGAGGGCTTCAAGCTGGGCGGCCAGGAGACCTCCGACGACGCCTCCTGGAACATCTGGCAGGTCAACGACATGGACTCGATGAGCGACCAGGGCTGGCTCGAGGCCGCCGTGGGCGGCTGCGCGTACTTCATGGTGGAGCCGAACCTGGTCGACTCCGCCAACCCGATCATGCGGGTCGAGCACGGCTCCCAGGCGATCACCGAGAACTACCCCGGCAGCCGTATCCGCAAGGCCGGCCTCAAGACGTGGGTCGACGACTGGACCGGGCTCCTCAACGCGACCCTGTTCCTGATGCGCGACCCGACCCCGACGACGGCCCCGGCGATGTTCGTGTTCAAGTACCAGGCCGAGGCTCCGAGCTCCGGGTCCACCACCAAGCCGGACTGGCAGCGCAGGACCGTGGCCGGCGAGGCGTGGGGCGCGAACACGCAGATCCCGTTCGTCCCGCTGCGGCCGATCGAGAACAACCCGCGGCTGCTGACCGGGGGCCGCTCCGAGCTGTACGACCTGACCGACATCCAGGACCGGGTCAACAAGACCCTGGCCGACCGGCTCGTCACCCAGGACTACGGCTCGTTCCCGCAGAAGTGGGCGATCGGCTGGCCCAGCGAGGACGACCAGGGCAACGAGAACAAGGTCGACGTCGGCCGCAACCGGATGATGACCACCGACGTGCCGAAGACGGAGGCGGAGTTCGGCTCGTTCACGACCGCCGACCTCAAGGGCTACAACGACTCCAAGCACGAGGACGTCAAGGACATCGCGAGCCGCTCGCGCACCCCGGCCCAGTACCTGCTGGGCGAGATGGCCAACGTCAACGGCGACACCCTCAAGGCGTCCGAGTCGGGCCTGATCGCCAAGGTCAAGGAGCGGATGAGGAACTACGCCGAGGCCGCCGAGGAGGCGATGCGGATGGCGCGGTTCCTGGCCGGGATCTCCGGCGACCCGGTCTCCGAGTCCCGGATGGAGACCATCTTCGCGAACCCCGAGTTCCGCACCGAGGGCGAGATCACCGACGCGGCGATCAAGCGGCGCCAGACCGGGATCACCCCGCTGCGGCAGACCAGGGTCGACCTCGGCTACTCCCAGACCCAGATCGAGGACATGGAGAAGGCCGACGCCAAGGAGGCCACGATGCTCGTCAAGGCGACGCAGCAGGCCCTCCTCCAGGGCGGCTCCCAGCCGACGGACGGGCTGACGGGTGCCCCCGGACCTGCCGCCGGCGTCTGAGGCGCAGCGGTCCGACCTCGCGGGGATCGTCGCCATCGGGATCGCCTCCGCGCGGAACTCGTGGCTGCGCCGGGCGATCCGGCCCCTCGCGTCGCTGCTGTCGGTCCTCCAGGTCGAGGCCGCCCAGCTCGGGGTCCGCGGCTTCGCGGAGAAGCTCGAGGACCTCGAGGTCGAGCCGACCCACGCCGTCCGGGTGGTCCCAGAGCGGTTCGCGGGCGTCACCTCCGCCGGCGCGGACATGGCCCGCTTCCTGGAGGCCGCGCAGAGCCTCGTCGACCTGGAGATGGCGGTGATCACCCAGCTCGACGACGCGGCCCGGGTCGCGGAGCTGACCGCGATCTCCGACGAGGACGCCGTGATCGGCTACGTCAGGGTGGTCAGCCCAGGCTGCTGCCCGCGCTGCGCGATCCTGGCGGGCCGGTTCTACCGCTGGTCCACGGGCTTCCTCCGCCATCCCCAGTGCCGGTGCTCGATGGTCCCCGTCACCTCTCGCGCGATGGCCGACGAGCTGGCCGAGGACCCGATGGAGCTCTGGCGCGACGGCCGTATCCGCGGGCTCACCCAGGCCGAGGACCGGGCCCTCGAGGAGGGGGCGGACCTGTCCCAGCTCGTCAACGTGCGACGGCGGGCCGCCGGCCTCACCGTGGCCGGCAGGGTGATCGACCGGCTGGAGCGGCTGACGCCCGAGGGGATCTTCCAGCTCGCCTCCGACAGGGACGAGGCACGCCGACTCCTTGTCAGGTTCGGGTACCTGACGGGTACGATCCCGACATGAGCATGAGAAAACTGGCCATCGCCGCGACCGTCGTCGCGTCGCTCGTCCTGTCGGTGCCTGCCGCCGACGCCCACGGATGCAAGCGTCCTCCCAACGGCGCGCACTCCTGCGCATGAGCACGGCCGCGAAGCAGTCGCTCCTCGCCGCGATCATCCGCGCAGCCAAGCGGCGAAGCGCAGCCTGACGGGTACGATCCCGACATGAGCGAGCGGTGCGAGGTGGCGGTCGAGTTCCCGCTGGCCCGCCGCCCCAGCCGGGTCGAGCTCGCCTCCCTGGTCCGCCGCGAGGCGTTCGTCGAGTGCCGCAAGCTGATCGGACCCGCGGGCCGCATCCTCGGCGTGACGTCGACCTCCGTGGTCGAGCGGAAGGCCGACGGGCAGCCGTGCCTGCTGGTGAGGTTCGCCTGCGACGTGCCCGAGTCGGTCCAGGCCGCGGCGATGAACTAGAGACTTCGACCGAGGCCGTTTGAGGGCCCCGGTCGGGAGCGAGTGCGACCATCGCGACGCATCGGGCGTCGGGATATGCCAACATGAGAGCGAGGTCGACGTGCCCGACACGACGACCGCCCCGCACGGGGCGACAGCAGAACCCACCGCGCAAGCGGGCCCCGCACAGGGCGAGCCCACCGCCACACCGGCCACCGCCGAGCCTCCCGCACAGGAGACCGACTGGGAGGCCGAGGCGAAGAAGTGGGAGAGCAGGGCCAAGGCAAACGGCAAGCAGGTCAAGGACCTCACCGAGGCGCAGCGCTCCTCGATGACCGAGGCCGAGCGGGCTGTCGCAGAGGCTGAGGAGCGTGGCCGCACGGCCGCGACGTCCCAGTACCGCGACCGTCTCGTGACGACCGAGTTCGCCGCAGCGGTGGCCCGCAGGAACCCCGAGGCCAAGCCCGACGACTACCTCGAGCTGCTGGACCTCTCCAAGCTCGCAGACGAGCACGGGGAGCCCGACACGAAGGCGATCGAGAAGGCTGCGCAGCGGCTGGTCCCGGAGCCGGACGGCAGACCGCCGTCCTTCGACTCCGGAGCCCGCACGTCTCCGCCCAAGGGAGACAGCTTCTCCGACCAGATTCGCGCAGGCTTCGCGAACAAGGGTCGTTAACCCGGACCGCGCCGTAGGGCGGGGTCCCCGAGCACAGGAGACCCCGTGCCCTACAACTCACTCGTCTCGCGCACCGACGCGGCGGCGATGGTGCCCGAGCAGGTCGCGACCAACATGCTCGCCAACCTCGACGCCCAGTCCGCCGCGCTCCAGATGGCGACGCGCATCCCGGTCGCCCGCAACCAGGTCCGATTCCCGGTCCTCACCGCGCTCCCCGTGGCGTACTTCGTGTCCGGCGACACCGGCCTCAAGCAGACCACCGAGGCCGCGTGGGACAACAAGTACCTGTACATCGAGGAGATCGCGACCATCATCCCGATCCCGGAGAGCGTCCTCGACGACGCCGGGTTCGACATCTGGGGCTACCTCCAGCCGCTCATGGAGCAGGCCATCCTCCGCAAGCTCGACGCCGCGATCTTCTTCGGCGCGTCGGCCCCGGCCGCGTGGCCGGACGACGTGACCACCTCCGCGGTGGCGGCCGGCAACGTGATCGCCCGCGGCACCAACGCGGCCGCCGCCGGCGGCGTGTGGGGCGACGTGTCCGACGTCCTCAGCAAGCTCGAGGCCGACGGCTACGGCGCGACCGACGCGATCGGCAACATCACCCTCAAGGGCCGCTTCCGCAACGCGCGCGCCACCACCGGCGAGCAGGCGTCCTTCAAGGACGACGTCCAGGCCGCGCTGCCCGACATCAACTACGCGCTCCCCGGCCTGTGGCCGACGGGCGTCAACGCCGCCGAGCTCATCGTCGGCATGGGCAACCAGATGATCGTCGGCATCCGGCAGGACATGACGTACAAGCTGCTGACCGAGGCGGTCATCACCGACGCCGGCGGCCTGGTCGTCTACAACCTCCCGCAGCAGGACATGGTCGCCATGCGGCTCGTGTTCCGCGCCGGGTGGGAGGTCGCCAACCCGATCAACTACCAGGAGGCGACCGAGGCGAACCGCTACCCCTTCGCCGTCCTCCGCTCGCCCGCGAGCTGATCGGCCATGACGCTTCGAGAGAGCGCCCCCGGATCGTATGGGGGCATGAGGCTGGTGTCGGCGGCGCACACGTTCGCGTCCGGCACAGTGGACGTGGACACCCTCGCCGTCGGCGACGTGGTGATCCGGGTCTGGTTCGAGGTGACGACGGTCTACAACGCCGCCACCACCAACGTCATCACCCTCGGAGACGGGACGACCGGCAACAAGTACCTGGCCGCCGCCGACGTCACCGAGGGCACGGTGGGCGTCTACCCGACCGGCGGCGTCGGCCCCTTCAAGGCCGAGACCGTGGCGGGCACGCTCCGGGTGACCTACACCCAGTCCGGCACCGCGGCCACCACCGGCGCGGGCAAGGTCTACGCGCTCATCACGGACCTGCCGGCGTAGGCCCGTGGCCCAGCTCCCCACCCGTGTTC